TCGCTGAATAGCAACTTCGGGGGAACGCCCCATGGTGAGATGCTCCGTCAGTTCCACACTTCTCTCTGACTGGATCAGACTTGAGTCATTGAGACAGTAACTAACTGATGGAGTGCACTTTTGGCTGAGACCTGTGCTAAGGCCTAATGAGGGACTGCTTTCAACAAAGCGTTGTCTAAGCTGGTCCCATGTTGGAAGCGGATATTGAATAAGCGCTTCACTGAAGGAAAGAGACTTTGGTGCGTCGGCTAGCATTCGGTTGAAGGATTCAAAGAAATCTCGTCCGTGATAGAAGGCTTCGCTGACAGCACTACCACACGCCTGGGCTAGCTGAGCTCCAGGGCTCTCAGTGTTTGAAGGAATGCTGTAGCACAACATCTTGATGAGGGACGCCTTGTCCAATGGGGCAACCTTGACAGGGAACTCTTCATGGTCAGCAAACATCCGCTTGAGGAAAGTGACTTCTTCAAGGGCAATGTAAGGTCGTGATTCCGAATCCTTGTCAGCCATGGTGTACTCAATGCCCATGTTCCCGAAAACCTCCTGAATAGTAGTATGATTGTACGTTGGGCAAGCGTTGTCAACTTTGATGAACACATCGTCACCAAGAGTGCAAATGCGCACCAGGTCCCAGAAGTTACCGGATGAGGTCTTCTTGAAGGCGTAGTAGTGGAGGATAACGTTGGCTCTCGAGTTGTAAATCGTAGTCAGCTGATGTCCTGAGATCTCACCACCGAGGAGAGTGATGACTGTGCCAAAGAAATCCACAGTGGGATGGACCACGTCTGCAAGCATCGCTTCAAACGCCAATAACTCTTCCGGACGGTAATTCCCCGAACGTTCTGCGAGAGCGAGAAGAATCTTTTTGACTGCATTGAGGATGGTGATAGAGAGAATCTTGTCAAAACCCTTGAAATCTCCTGCAACCCAGTTCTCACCCTCAGGTTCGTTCATGTGTTCAAAAAGTGCGTGCCACTCATCGGAGTGCGTGTTAAGGCCGACGGCGTTGCCAAAAAGCAATCTACGACGAATCATAACACGGGTCAAACCTAGTGTTTGGGTTCTGAGCAGAGTTAGGAACCAGAGCTGGCACATGAAGAAAACACGTGTCTTCTTAGCCTTTAGCTTCTTGTAGGACACAAACTCGTCCTTCAGCTGCGCTGAGGCAATGGGGTGACAACGGATGCCCTTCTTGTAGAGTTCCCAGTACTCATTGATCTTCTCCTCAACCTCGTGCTTGTAACGCCGATAATCCTGCCAAGCTCCTACCTTCCCTAGACTCTCCATGTATAGCTTCTTGGGGCCAGGGTAACCAAAACCCCCTGACGTTCTGACCTTCTGCGCGTCTACGTTAGGCACACCAGGATAGCCACACACTGCGACATCAACGTTCACGGGATGAATATCCTCCCAGTCTTCAACAGTGAGATTCGCGGAGAAGTACTCGATCATGTCATTGACAACCTCATTGAGACAATCTTCATCGATGGAATGAGTGGGAGTAAGATACTCCTTGAGAGCAATCTGTGGGGGTTCCCAACCAGTCATAACTGGACGATGGAGGTTGTCTTCCGATTTAATTCCGTACTCGAGCGAGTGTTCAAAGATAAAAGACGCGATCTCGGATTTAACTCCGTTGGCCTTCATGCGAGGACGGAAACCGGGGTTGCCTCCATGAACCATCATCTTACCAGTTTCATGGAAGTCGGTGAAGAGCTTGGTATCCTGAACAAGGTCGAAACCGAGGTCTAGTTCTCCACACTGGACAGAACTCGTACTTGTGTGATCTTCGAACCAGAACGGGGTTGCAGATGCTAAACGCTGTTGAGGCGACCACGCATAATGGATGCCCACAATAGCGGGTCCCCATTTCGTCTCCATTACGAGGATCGAACCACAATCACCTGCTTGAGTAGGTTGTTCAGGACGTGTGTGAATACCAACCACGTCGATGCCAGAAGAATCCATAATGTGTCTTGCCCAACGAGGAGCGACAGCCTTCAACTTCTTGATTTTGCCGTTGGTTTGCTTGATAAGGTAGTAACCGTCGAATGATAGGTTGGTACCCTTCTTAACAAAGCTTGTGGTGATGTTCTTGAAGATAGCCGGGAGCCCAAGAGTGGTAATCCATGTCAAATCCCGCTTTCTATCAGTTCTGAGCATGCCAGGAGACAAAGTGATCTCGACGTCGGTCTGACGCCAGCCAAATTAGTGCTACCGAAATGAATGGTCATCTTTTGGGCATCCTTAAGCGAGTGAGCATTAATAAGAACGGTATTGCAGTCAAGAACGAGGGCACGCGTTGGAACTGTGAAATGACCCTCTTCGGAGTCACCGTGAATAGTAACACATACCAAGTTGTTGACAAGCTTCTTCTCGAGCTGCGAAAGGTTTGTGCATCTCCCAGGCAAGAACGATGCTGACGTCACGTCGCGTTCAGCACACACCCAAGGGTTGACTTTATCGTCACCACGAACGACAGGCATTCGACCGATCTCACGAAGTGCAGCTACTTCCTGGACAACAACAGGTGTCTCAACGAAAGGCTGCGCGGGCTCAACAATCTTAACCTGCAATTTAGT